AAAAATTCCCGAATTGTTTAGATACATGTGAAGGTAAAATATTTGGTCAAGCAGATATAAAATTAGGAAAAAAGACGGGGAGATGTTTGGAATGTACTATAAAGCATGAAGCAGAATTAAAGCTAAATGGGAAATTTGATTCTTATGTCCAGGATAAAAAGAAAGAGAATGCCATTTCATTTTTAAAAGAAGCAGCTAAAGAGGTAGAAGTTTTGTTAAGGTCATTTGATAATATGGGATATTCTAATGCAGATGGATCTATTGAAAAATGGTCAATTGAAAATAAAGAATCATTTTTAGAAAAAATTAAATCAGATTTTAATGATTTGAGAAATGAAATTATGGAAACATATAATATAAATGAAAAAGATTTAAATATAGATGTCAACGAATAAAGTAAAATTAGCGATAGCTCAAGAATATAAAAAATGTGCAAAAGATCCAATATATTTTACTAAAAAATATTGTAAGATAGAGCATCCAAAGAAAGGTAGAATTTTATTTGGTCTTTATCCATTTCAAGAGACTACATTAGAAAAGATGTACAAAGAAAGGTACATTATTATAAATAAGGGTAGGCAGTTAGGAATTTCTACGTTATCAGCTGCATTTATTTTGCATAACATGATATTTAATAATGGATACAAAGTTCTTATCATTGCAACTAAACAAGATGTAGCAAAAAATTTAGTTCATAAAATTAGATTGATGCATGATTTTTTACCTTCATGGTTAAAACAAGAGACCTTAGAGGATAATAAAATGATGCTCAGATTTAAAAATAATGGATCTAGTGTAAAAGCGGTATCATCTAGCCCGGATTCAGCAAGGTCCGAGGCATTGTCTTTACTAGTTATAGATGAGGCTGCGCACATTACTAATTCAGAAGAAATATGGACAGCTGCACAATCTACATTAGCTACAGGAGGTAGTTGTATTCTGTTATCTACACCGAATGGAGTTGGTAATTTATTTCATAGAATTTGGCAAGAATCATTAAATGGAGGAGATTTTACTTCTGTATTTTTGCCATGGACTGTACATCCAGAGAGAGATTGGAAATGGAGAAAAGAACAGGACATATTATTAGGAGAAAAGGCAGCAGCACAAGAATGTGATGGAGACTTTTTAACATCCGGACATACTGTAGTTGATGGTAGTATATTAGTCTGGTATGAAAATAATTGTGTAAAAGACCCTATTGAAAAAAGAGGAGAAGCAGGAGATTTGTGGATATGGAAGTATCCTGAGAGTGATTGTACTTATGTTGTATGTGCGGATGTATCTAGAGGAGATTCTTCTGACTTTTCTGCATTCCATGTTTTAAATATAGAGACTTTAGAACAAGTTGCAGAATTTAAGAGTATGATTGGCACCACCGAATTTGGGCATTTGTTGATGAGCATAGCCTCGGAATATAATGGAGCTTTACTTGCAATTGAAAATGCTTATGTTGGGTGGGCAGTTTTACAAACTATTTTAGACTTAGGATACCAAAATTTATATTATACTTTTCGCAATGATCCTTTTGTAGACCCAGATGTGCATGTTAATATAAATCAAGACTATTTACTTAAAGATAACATGGTTCCCGGATTTACGACATCTACTAAAACAAGGCCAGTAATGATTTCTAAATTAGAGACATATTTTAGAGAAAAATCGCCGATAGTATATAGTAAGAGATTAATACAGGAATTATTTACATTTGTTTGGAAAGATCACAAAGCGGAAGCTAGAGAGGGGTACAATGATGATTTAGTTATGTCTTTTGCTATCGGTCTTTGGGTTCGAGATACTTCTTTAAAAATGAAAACTTTAGGTTTGAGTTTTTCTAGGACTTTGCTAAATAATACAACAAAAACCATATACACTCCAAGTAATTCTAATAAAATACACAATTCATGGTCTATGAAAACTAGAGACAATGAATCAGAAAGTTTAACTTGGCTTATAAAATAAAAACATGGATAATTCAATACAAGCAAAACTAAAGAGACTTTTCTCTACGCAAGTCATTGTTAGGAGAATCGGTAAAGATAGAATTAAAGTTATTGACACTTCTAGACTACAGGGAGGAGGTGCAAGAGATAAAACAGCTTACGTCGATAGATTCTCAGGTCTTCACACTACTAGACAATACGGATATTCTCCTAATAATAATACCATAAACTTTCATTCCTCTAAACTTCAAATATTTACAGATTATGAGGCAATGGATACAGATCCTATTATTGCATCCGCTTTAGATATATATGCGGATGAAAGCACAGTAATGTCTGTAGAAGGGGATTTGTTAAATATAAATACCCCAAATGAAAATATTAAAAAAATTCTATATAATCTATTTTATGATATATTGAATATAGAGTATAATCTTTGGAGTTGGACTAGATCTTTGTGTAAGTACGGAGATTTTTATTTGTATTTGGATATAGAGGAAGGTCTTGGAATTAAGAATGTAATACCACTTTCAGCGTATGAAGTTAGAAGGACCGAAGGAACAAATCCAGATAATCCGTATGAAGTTAAATTTATATATGAGGGACTACATACTACACAAATGAGTCCCATTATTTATAGAAATGAGGAAAGAAAGAATAAGGAATTAGATTATCATGAAGTAGCACATTTTAGATTATTATCGGATAGTAATTTTTTACCTTATGGTAGAAGTCAGATAGAACCAGCAAGAAAGATTTTTAAAATGCTTACTTTAATGGAGGATGCTATGTTAATCCATAGGATAATGAGAGCCCCAGAAAGAAGAGTATTTAAAATTAATGTTGGTAGTATTCCCCCTACTGAAGTGGATAATTACATGGCAACTATTATATCATCAATGAAGAAAACACCTTACGTTGATGAGAGAACAGGAGATTATAATTTAAAATTTAATCTTCAAAACATGTTAGAGGATTATTATTTACCAGTTAGAGGAAAAGATGCGAGTAGTGAAATATCCACTTTACCTGGATTAGGGAATCAAGGATTTATGGATGATATTGAGTATGTTAGGAATAGAATGATGGCTGCTCTAAAAATACCAAAACCATTCTTAGGCTACGATAAAGACACCGAGGGAAAGTCAATGATCGCAGCAGAAGATGTTCGATTTGCTAGAACCATAGAAAGAATTCAAAAAATAATTGTATCCGAATTAAATAAAATTGCAATCATACATTTATATACGCAAGGATATAAAAATGAAGAATTGATAGATTTTTCTTTATCTTTAAATAATCCATCTTTAGTTTATGAAAGACAGAAAGTAGAAATATTGACAGAAAAAATGAATCTAGCTTTAACTATGCAAGATTCAAAATTATTCTCGAGAAAGTATATTCATGAGAACTTATTTAAACTATCAGAATCAGAAAGACTAACAGAGGAAGATTTAATCATAGAGGATTTAATGACTGCTTTTAGACACTCACAAATAGAAACGGAAGGAAATGACCCTAAATTATCTGGACAAAGTTTTGGTACTCCACATGATATGATGACATTAAAGTTGGCATCTAAAGGAAATGAAGTAGATCCTATGACATTTGATGACGGAGAAGAGCTAGAATTTGCAAATAAAGAAGATGAACGAGGCAGACCAAAAAGAATTGGCACTTTCGGAACTAAAAATGATAAATCAAACGGCCGTGATCCTATGGGAGACAGAGATATGAAATCTAATTTAGAAGGAGAAAAAGACCCTCTTATGGCTAGAAAAAGAGAAAATCCAGTAAATTTAGAGTCTAAGTTAGTAAATTCTTTAAGAAAACAATATGACAGTCATGTAAGAAATAAGAATCTAATAATAGAAAAATCATTTAAAGAAAATGATAAAGATATAAACTTAGGACTACTAAACGAAAATAACTTGTTAGATTTATAGTGGTTTAGGCAAACATTACAATATTTATTTAAAATAATTTCTTTTAATAAGAAATTCATAACTATTAAAAATGAAGAAAATAAAACACAAAAAACACCGGAATACGGGATTGATTTTTGAAATGTTAGTGAAAAGAATGACTAGCAATGTATTACAAGGAGAAGGAATAAATGAAATTTCCTCAATTATAAAAAAACATTTCTCGAATAATTCTGAAATTAGAAAGGAGTTATTTTTTTACCAAATGCTAATTAAGGAAAAAGTTGCAAATCCTACATTAGCAAATGAACTTATAGAATCAGTTAAACAGGCAAGAAATTCTTTAGATTTAGAAAAATTAAATAAAGAAAAATACAGGTTATATAAAGACATCACATCATATTTTGGCGGGGATTCTTTATTTGACATAAAAGTAGAAAATTACCAACAATACGCAAGCATTTATAACATATTTGAATATAACCAGATGGATAATCCTCCATTAATGGTATCAAATAAACAGAATCTAATAGAATGTATATGCAATTCAGAAACATCAAATAATACAAATGTAGAATTTTTAAAAGAATCAGAAGAAATTAGACTATCAGCATTTGAAATAATGATTCAAAAATATAATGATAAGTATGATGGATTATTAAATGAGCAAAAAATGTTATTAGGAAATTATATAAACATGGAAATATCTTCTGATGAATTTAAATCTTATATAACATCTGAAATACATAAATTAGAAGAATCAATTTCTAATATTATTCCATTAGTAGAAAACAATTCATCTGCATCTAAATTAAATGAGATGCTTGATGTTTTAAATCAAATAGAAAATACAAAATTCATTACTGAAGACCATATACACGTTATCATGAAATATTATGATTTTGTGAATGTTATATCTAGATAAATATGAAACATAATAAAAAAGCATTCATGAAATACCTATTTGAATCTTTAAACAAGAGTTATAAAGTGGGTAATCCTACTAATGAGTCCTCATCTAAATTTTTACCAATTGATGATGAAGATAATGTTAAAAATGAAATGAATGTAACAAGTAATCTGGATGGAGGTGAAGGCCCGCCGAGAACTCCTTTAGTATTTAAAAGACGTAAGCCTGAAACTAAAGAAAAACCATACAAATTTATAAAGAAAACAACTTTCAATAAAATAGAGCGGGATAAAGAAAAACAAAAAACCTCTCCATTTTTAAAACAAGAATCCGTAATAAATTTTATAGACGAATTCTTAAAAAATATAAAAAATGGCACAAAATAAATTATTACTTATTGATTCCATCTCAATATTTAATCCTATAAATTGCATAATAAAAGAGTCTAAAGGAGCTAACGGGGGATTACTAGTTAAAGGGATTTTACAAAGAGCTAATTCTGTAAATTTTAACAAAAGAATGTACCCTCGTAAATTAATGGAAATTCAAGTAGAAAAATATAATGATAAAATTAAAGATGGTATTTCTTATGGAGAATTAGACCATCCGGATAGATCTGATACTTGGCTGTCCGAAGCGTCTCATATAATAAAAGAATTATGGTGGGAAAAAGATGATATATATGGAATTGCTGAAGTATTGGATTGGACACCTAAGGGAAATTTATTGAAAAAATATTTCGACAAAGGACACACCGTTGGTATAAGTTCTCGAGGAGTTGGATCATTAAGGGAAGCTGGACTTAGAAATGGAGCTCCTTATTATGAAGTTGGCGAAGATTACGAAATGGTAGCTTTTGATTTTGTTTCAAATCCATCTACACAAGGAGCATTCATGTCCCCTGTAGTAATGAAAGAATCCAAGATATATTCTAATAATTTCGATATTTTAGCTGACGAAATTCTTAATATGTCAAAAATACTGTAATGGCATCTATTATATTCTTATCTCCGGATTTTACTTTTACCAAAGAGTTACATGATAAATTTAAAATTGCAGGAGGTCAAGAAAGGAATAGTAGGTATGTTTCTGTAAAAATGGAGGATAGATTAAAAAGATTGTTGACAAAAGAAACAGAAATAATAGAAAAAGAATTTAGAGCTTCTTTAAAGAATATACGAGGATTAGACTCAAAAAAAAGTGTTAAAGTAATTACAAGTTTAGAAAATTTCTACAAAAATGCTGATTCTATTATAAAAAACAGTAAAATTATAATAGTATCTGATTTAGAAACTAGAAAATTATTTAGAAAAAAATCTAGTCCGGGAGGTGTAAATAGAGATACTTTTATATCTAGATTAATAAAAGTAGGAGAGAGAAACAACATAACAATAAAAAATTATTTACTGCTTTATAAGTACGACATATCTAAAATATTAGATGAAGACACTTTTTCTACATTAGCATCAAATACAAGAGAGCAATATGTAAAAAGTTCTGAATTTGGATCAGGTTATAAAACACAGGTAGATAAAGGAGATAAAAGTAGTTTTATAGATTACGAATTAGGTTCTGCGTTAAAAAGTGCGCCCGTAGGAGTTTCTGAGTTTAGAGGAGTTGCCGATGTTCTAAAAAAAGAAGAAGAGGCGGATGAAGAAACTACAATAAATCAATTAATACAAATACAAAAAAAAGCTAGAGATAACGCTAAAATTATAGTTAAACCTACGGGTAACGCGGTAAAAGATTTAAAAATAGCTATTGTAAATAATTTAATAATAAAAATAAAATACATAAGCGATAATAAATCCGAAGAACTAGCTACTGGGATTAGGGTAATAGAACCCGTAGCTTTGGGTCAATCCAAAAAAAATCCCGCAAAAGGATTAGCTATAAGAGCTTGGTTGAAAAAAGGAGATACAAATAACCCACAAGATAGACCCGGTTGGAGATTTCTATATGTATCTAACATAAAAAGTATAGAATTTACAGGAGATGTTTTTAATTATAAAAGACCTTCTTATAATAGCGCAGGAGATAAATGGATGTCTTCAATATCTGTAATAGCTTCTTTTGATACTACTAGAATATATGGAAAAGGTAGAAGAGCAGAAATTTATACATCTACAGTTCAAAGATTAAGCATGCTCATATCATCTTCTTCCGGCCCTCAATTGAAATCTTATGTAAAAAAACTAAAAGAAATCAAGAAAAATCACGAAAGTGGAAAACAAGTTTTAGGATATGCAGACAGAGAATTACTTTACTCTTACTTCTCTTAATCAATGTTTTTAAAATAATAATAAATAAAACAGATAAAATTTTTTAAAAAAAGCATTTTAGTAAAATTAGATAATATTTATTGATAATAATATCTTGTTTAATATAAGATTAAAAAATTAAAAATATATTTAAGATTTATAATAGTCTTACAATCAAAATAGTAACATGAACGATTTATTAAAATCTGCAATTGCTGATGCAAAAGCTATAAAAGAAACAGCACTGCAAAACGCAAAAGCAACATTAGAAGATTCTATCTTATCTAAAGTATCTCCACTTCTAGAAAATAAAGAAGAAGAAAAAGAAGAAATGGAAGAAGGAGAACAACCGACATGGCTTCAAAAGAAGAAAGGACACGATGATAAAAAACCTAACATGGAAGCCAAAGAAGAAGATGATGATAAAGAAACTAATGAAGCTTACAACGACGACGAAGAAGATGAAGAATCTAAAAAAGATGAATCTGCTAGTTTAGAAGAAATCTTAGCTGAGTTAGAAGAAGAGTTAAAATCTTCTAACATTGGAACTGGAGATAACAAAATGGACTCTTACGATTCAGATACAGAAGACCCTCAAGGTCCTAAGTATTTTAGCCGTAAAGATGTGATGGATGCTCTAGAAACTATGTTTTCAGAAGCAATTGAAGACAATGATGATAACGAAGAAGAAGAAGATGGAAAACATGAAAAAGATATGAAAGAGATGAAAAGAGAATTAGAAGAAGCTTATGAAGTTGTAAATCAACTCAAGGGAATGCTTCAGGAAGTTAATCTCTTAAACTCTAAATTACTTTACACTTCTAAGATTTTTAGAAATTACGCTTTATCAGAAAATCAGAAAAAAGATATTTTAGAAAACTTTGAGCGTGTAGTTACAATCAGAGAGGCTAAATTACTTT